TGCTCACCGTCGAGGACGCGGAGTGCCTGGTGGCGGCGGCCTCCCGCGATCAGGCGACGATCCTCTACGAGCAGGCCGCCGGCTTCGTGGAGCGCTCGAGCTCGCTCCTGCGCCACATGAGGGTGCAGCGCGGCTACCGGATGATTCGGGCGAGGGAGGGGCGGGGCCGCATCCGCGTCCTCGCCGCCGACGTCGACACGGCCGATGGCGTCATCCCGACACTCGCGTTCGTCGACGAGCTCCACCGCCACAAATCCCTGGACCTCTACGGGGTTTTCCGCGACGGCCTGGGCCCGCGGCGAGGGCAGATGCTGACGATCAGCACCGCCGGCGATAGCGAGGCGTCGGCGTTGGGGGAGATCCGGGCGGCGGCGCGCTCCCTCGAGGGGCTGCGCCGGGAGGGGCGCCATACGGTGGCGCGGTCAGCTGACGGCGGGTTCGTCCTCCACGAGTGGGCGCTTGACCGCGAGGACGACCGCGGCGACATGCGCGTCGTCAAGCTTGCCAACCCGGCGTCCTGGCAGACGGAGGAGGCGCTGCGCCGCCGCTATGAGAGCCCGTCGATGCTGCCGGCGCAGTGGGCGCGGTTTGCGTGCGGGCTCTGGCAGGCGAGCGAGGATTGGTGGCTGCGGGCGGAGCAGTGGGCGCAGGGGGCCCGCGTCGGCACCATCCTGCCGGGGGAGCGCATCGCCCTGGGCTTCGACGGCTCGAGGACCGGCGACTCGACGGCGCTGTGCGCCTGCCGGCTCGAGGACGCCCTCTGCGTGCCGTTGGCGCTCTGGGAGGCGCCGGAGGGCCACCACCGCGACCAGACGTGGGAGGTGCCGGCGCTCGAGGTCGACTCCGCCGTCGCGCAGGCGATGAACACGTTCCGCGTCGTCCGCGGCTACTTCGACCCCCCGCTCTGGCAGTCAGACATCGAGCGCTGGGGGCTCGAGTTCGGCCAGCCGGCCGTCACGCCGTTCCATACCGCCCGCTCCCCGATGCTGGCCGCCGTCGAGCGTTTCCGTACCGATCTGCTCGCCGGCGAGGTCGGCCACAACGGCGACCCGCGCTTGACGCGGGCGGTCATGAACGCCAGGATGCACGAGGCGCGAGGAGGCTACTTCCTTGTCAAGGACACGCCCATGAGCCCGAACAAAATCGACCTCGCGGTCGCCGCGGTGCTCGCCTATGAGGCGCGCTGCGACGCCCTGGCGTCGGGCCAGCGGCCCGGGAGGTTCTACGCGTTCTCATGACCCTGCTCTCCCCCACAGACGAGACGTGGGTGGCGCTCAGCGTCCCGCCTGACGCCACGCCGCCTGAGCTCCTGATGGCCCGGCTCCTGACGCAGCTTCAGGAGCGAGCGCCGCTCTGCGACCTCTACACCGACTACGTGGAGGGCCGCCACGCCCTGGCGTTCATCTCCACGCAGTACCGGCGGGCGTTCGGGGCGATGCTCGCCGGCATGTCGGACAACTGGATGGCGCTCATCGTCCAGGCCGCGGCGCAGCGCCTCGAGGTACAAGCGCTCAAGGGCGGCGGCAGCGACCTCGCCGACCGCCAACTGCTCGACCTCTGGCGCCGCGAGGGCCTCGAGCTCGACTCCGGCCTGGGCTTCACGGCCGCCGGCCAGCAGGGGGAGGCCTACCTCCTCGTTGAGCCCTACCTCGAGGCCGGCGAGGCGCGCGCGCGCATCACCGTCGAGCACCCCCGGCAGTTCATCGTTGAGCGCGCCCCCGACGACCGCCGCCGGCTCTCCGCCGCCCTGAAGGCTTGGTGGGACGAGAACGCGGAGGCCCTGTACGTCACGCTCTGGACGCCGCAGGCCATCTACCGGCGGAGCAAGCGCCCCAGCGACTCCTGGCTTATGGCGCGCGAGGACGAGGCGCTCGACGTCGAGGCAAACCGCCTGGGGCGCGTCCCCGTGGGCGTCCTGCTCTCCGACCCGCAGATGCTCCCGGCCCGCCCGCCGCTCGCTCTCCTCGTCCCGCCCCATAACGCCCCGGACGTCGCGATCGGGCTGGGGCGCAGCGACATCGCCGACTTCATCTCGACGCAGGACGCCATCGACCAGTTGCTGACGAACATGCTCGTCAGCGCCGAGTTCCAGGCGTTCCGGCAGCGCTGGGCGACGGGCCTCGAGGTGCCGCGCGACCCCGACACCGGCCTGCCCATCCAGCCGTTCCGCGCCGCCGTCGAGCGCGTCTGGGTAAACGAGAAACCCGACGGCAAGTTCGGGGAGTTCGCGCAGACGGACCTCAGCAACTACACCGGCGCGCTCGACTGGCATGTCCGGAGCCTCGCCTCCCGCAGCCGCATCCCGCCGCACATCCTGATGAGCGGCTCCGGCAACTGGCCGTCGGGGGAGAGCCTCGACGCGGCGGAGACGGGGATGACCGACAAGGTCGTCGGGAAGCAGCGGAGCATGGGCCCCGGCATCAGCGTCGCGATGGGCTACGCCGCGGAGATCGAGGGCATCACCGTCGGCTCCCCGCGCATCTCGCTCGACTGGACGGCGGCGGGCCGGCGGAGCGAGAGCGCGCTCGCGGACTCCCTCGTCAAGCGTCTCGCCATCGGCGTCCCGCCCCAGCAGCTGTGGGAGGACTACGGCTACTCGCCGGAGCAGATCAGCGGGTTCTTCGACGCCATCGACCAGGCCCGCGAGCACGGGCTGGCTGCCGGCGGGGCGCCTGCCGCGGCCCCGGCCGCGGTCCCGCCGGCGCCGGCGCCGCCCGGCGCGCCCCCGCCGCCGACTGGCGGTCCGTTTGCCCCGGCGGTAGCGTAACCGCCGATGGAAGCAGACCCCCCGCAGGATCCGCCCGCCAACGACGCCCCGCGTTCGTTCAGCCAGGCGGAGCTCGACCAGATCGTCGCCCGCAACCGCAGGGAGTGGCAGGAGAAGCTCGAGGCCGCCTCCCAGGAGCGCGACACGCTGAAGGCGCGCGTCAGCGAGCTCGAGCCGGCGGCGCAGGAACGCGACCGGCTGAAGGCGCGCGTAGGCGAGCTCGAGCCGGCCGTCGGGAAGCAGGCCGTCGAGATGGCGCTACTCGTGGAGGCCGTCAAGGCTGGGGCCCGCCGCCCCGACCACGTCCTGCGTCTCATAGACCAAACCTCCGTCCGGCTCGAGGACGGGCAGGTCAAGGGGGCGGCGGAGGCCATCGCCGCGCTCGCCTCAGACTCGCCCGCCTACTTCGGACCGGCCTCGAGCGAGCAGCCCCGTCCGCCCGCCGACGGCGGGGCGCGTAGTCGTTCGGCTCCCCCTCCGCAGGCGAGCCCCAACGACGGCATCAACGCCGCCATCCGCGGCGCAGCGGGCTACGTCTCGCGGTAGTTCCCAGGCGCCGCGCGCGCCGGCAGTAGCAGGCCCGCCAGTGGCCGGAGAGCGCCCTCGAGGGGCGCGTCATACCTCTAGCCGAAGGAGCACGCAGTGCCGCCCATCTACGACCAGTTGATTGCGCGCACCGACGTTCAGGGCCTCATGCCGGAGCCCGTCGTCGTCGAGCTACAGCAGGACATCGCGAGGACGAGCATCGTCGCGAGCCTGTTTCGCCAGATCCCCATGTCGAGCGGCCAGGTCAAGACCGCCGTCCTCGACGCCCTCCCCTACGCCTACTGGGTCAACGGAGATACGGGGCTGAAGCAGACCACCAAGGTCTCCTGGACGGGCAAGTACCTCACGGCGGAGGAGCTCGCCGTCATCGTCCCCGTCCCGGAGGCGGTCATCGCCGACGTCAACGTCGACATCTTCGCCCGCCTCCGCCCCCTCCTGGCGGACGCGTTCGCGATGGTCCTCGACAGCGCAACCGTCTTCGGCGTCAACCGGCCGGCGACGTTCGCGCAGGCCATCGTGCCGGGGGCCGCCGCCGCTACGCCGACGCAGGCCATCGTCAACGCCGACGTCGTCGCCGGCATCGATGAGGCCCTCTCGCTTCTCGAGGGCAACGACGTCAACGTCAACGGCATCGTCGCCCGCGCCGCCGTCCGCGGCGCCGTCCGGCGCGCCCTGACGCAGCTGGGTGGCGCGAGCTCCCTGGGGGCCGCCCCCAACGACCTGTTCGGCTACCCGCTCGTCTACCCGTCCGGCACGCTGGGCTGGCCGGCGAACCTCCAGACGATCATGGGCGACTGGACCTGCGCCGTCCTGGGCGTCCGCCAGGACATCACGTACAAGGTGCTCAGCGAGAGCGTCATCAGCGATGACGCCGGGAAGGTCATCTTCAACCTCGCCCAGCAGGACGCCGTCGCTCTCCGCGCCGTCGCCCGCTACGCGTTCGCCGTGGCGGACCATGTCGGCACCGGCGCCGACGGCCAGCCGCAGTCGACGTACCCGTTCGCGACCACCGCCACCGCGTAGGAGGGGGAGCTCGAGCCATGAGCACGGAGCCAGAGGAGCCCATCTGCACGCCGCAGGATGTCGCCGTCTGGCTCCGCGCTCGCACCCAGGACGACGAGGGGCGGGAGCAGGGCCTCTTCACGGAGGCGACGCGCCCCACCGTCCTACAGGTCGAGGCGACGATCGAGGTCGCCCACGCGATGGTGGCTCTCCGCGTCGGCTGGGAGAGCCCCGACGCCTGCCTCGCCGGCTACCGGCAGGCCGTCTCGCTCGCCGCCGCCTGCATCATCGAGAAGTCGTACTTCCCGGAGCAGATCGCCGACAACCGCAGCGCCTACGTCCAGCTAAACGAGGAGCTCACGGCGGCGTTGCAGGGCCTCTACCAGTGCGTCGTCGATGGCGGGCTGGGGCCCGGCGCCGGCGGCGAGAGCGGCTCCGCGGGGGCCTACGACCTCTGCACGCCCTACCAGCCCTGCGGCGCCGGCCCCTCGCTGTTCGTTCCCGCCAACTGGAACAACCCGCAGGCCTACGACGTCGACGACCCCTACGAGCCCTCTGCGGCCCAGGCGTGGCTCGTGGGGATGCAGGAGACGTGGCGGGGCGTCATAGACGCCGACGGGCGTCCGATCGCTCCCGCGCCTCGCCACGTCGATACCCGGGGGACTCTGTGATTACCGTCGAGGGCGACGAGCGGGCCCAGGCCGTCATCCTCCGCGCCGGCCGGAAGGCGCAGGAC